AAACTCGTATCGGATGGGCTAATGAACGCTGAAGCTATTCTTACTCCGGGCGGTATTGCTGATCAGTTAGGCCGCAGCTTGAGCGGAGTCGCGCAGGCGTATGCGGATTACAATAATCAGAAAGCCGCACAGGCCCAGCAGGATATTGTCAATAACCGAGAATCGGCCCGCATGGCGTTGGAACAGCAACGGTATGCACAACAGCAAGATCGGCTCCAGCAGCAAGATGCACGGCAAGCCCTCATGGATAGCCGCAACTACGCATCGCAACAGCACGTTGCTGATCAGCGTAGCGCATCGGCAGCCCTAGCGCAACAGCTCGGTAACTACCGACTCGCAGAAACTAATCCTCGTGCGTACACGAACGGCTCAGATCCTGCACTTGCCCAATACGCGCAAAGCAAACTGAACGCCTCACAGTTCAAAGATGCGACGCAAGGATACGTCGACCCTCGCGATATACAAAACACCGGACCGCAGGGCGAACAAGGGCCATTTATTTCTTCGCCCTCGCAACAGGGGTTGTCCGCACGGAAAACACTAGCTGCCGAGCGCCCGAACATGCATCTGACGCCCGAACAACGTATTGCGGAGTTGGAAGCAAAGTACGGACTTATTGCAAAGAATAAAGAAGAGGCCGATACCCGTAAGAATGACGTGGCGGCAGCAGCGTCATACGTTAAAGCACAGACGGCATGGAAGAGAATGCGTGCTTCCTTTTTACAGGGTGCACCATCGCCAGAAGAGCTTGCCGTGTGGGAATCGAACAACCCGCCGCCGACTGATCCTAAGGCCGGTCCGGTTGTGCCTGTTGATCGCGAAGCGGTTAAGAATAACATCGTAACGGGTATGGGGCAGTTCATCACCAAATAGGGGTTACGATGCCGGTCAATCACGAGGGTCTTGTTGATTACATCATCAATGAGACGAAGAAGCAAGGCGTTACGCTTGATCCGGCAGAAGTCATGCAGATGGCAGGAGCCGGGCTTAAGGCTAATGGCTACACCCCGACAGTAGATGACTTTGGCCGCATTAGTGACATTGCGCGCAATCGCGTTGGTACGCCAACTAAAAACGAAGCGCCGAGTCTTGCATCGCAGTACGGCTCAGAAGTAGCGGACACTTTTGGACTTGCGGGTAAAAAGATCGCGCTTGGCGCTAACGCTGCGGTAGGCGGCTTACTTAACGCCGCCCGCGTTCCTAATCCTTACGGCGGTGATAACCTTCCGGTTATCTCACCCGAGTATCGTGATGCCTTAGCTCAACGCTTACAACAGCAAGCGCAAAGCGTTCAGACCCAAGAAGCAGGGATGGATCCTTTTAGTGCAGCAGGTTCAAATCTACTTGCATACTCCACCCCCGTTACAGGCCTTACCGCTGCGCTGGGTGATACGACTAACAAAGCCGTACAGATGCAGGATCAAGGCAAAGACCTTCGCGATCCGCTTAACCGACTTAATCTTGGAGTTACTGCCGGGACCAACGCAGCGTTATCGGTAGTTCCCACTGCGTCAGCGTTGGGGCAAGAAGGACGTATGGCAGCAGCCGCTTTGGCAGGAACCGGCGTTGTCTCGAATCTTGCAGCAACCGGCTTGCAGGGCGCTACAGATTATGCGACAGGCAATGAGCAGTTTGCGCCAGGTGCTGCCGACTATGCAGTAGGTGCGGGGCTTGGGCTATTACCCGGAGCACACGCACTTCCTGCGGCATTGCGGGGAGAACGGGTAGCCCGGCAAGCGCGCATTACCGAAGATGCCGCTATTGCACAACGCGCTCAAGACTTCGGGCAACCCGCCAATCGCGGTGACGACGTAGTGCCTGCTCCCGTAGGCCAAGGGGTTCTTCCCGCCGAAGCAATTCCAGTGGCACGAGATGCGGCATATGGAATGCAAGGCGCCGTTAAAGAAGTACCCGGTTCTGAGGTGGCAAGCACCCTTCATGAATCATATACGCCGGAAGAACTTAAAGCACTACTCGGTAAGAAAGCAGAGAAGATAGGTAGCCAACCGGTAACTGTTCAAGAGCCTGCCGCCGTCGGTAGCATCGATGCACAAAAACGCATTGATGAGCGCACCAAACGGGCTGATCAAACGGCTTTTGATGCAGAGCAACAATCGCTTGCTGCTGAACAGCAAGCGAGTCCACTCTCGCCGGAAGCACAAGCATACGTCGATAGTCTTCCGCCTGAGCGACAAACCGCCCTCGCGCCATCTGTTGAACATCTACGTGCAAACCCGGATCCTAAAGGCTATCTCGGTAATCTCCAGATGATTGATGAAGGTTTGCAGCGCCGAGCAAATAAAACACGTATAGGCGCGGCGGTTGAAACTCCGCGAGAGCAAACGTCGCCGTCGCTTCTCGACGGTCCTTTAGTCGGAAAATCACTACACGACATTGAGGAGCTATTCAACGCCGATAAAAAAATAAGCGAGGGGCACCTACAGCGTCTTTTTAAAGAAGATTGGAAAAAGGCAGACCGGCAGCTACGCCTTACTGGAGAAGTGCGCGACGACCTTCTTGAGAAACACGGCGTAGACCTAAGTACCGACTCCCCCGATTACAAAGCGATTTATCAATCAGGGTATGACGCTAAGGACTATCGTACGGAGCTTGGAAATTTACATGAAGCAGAAAATCTCCAAACCCCTGAAGACATGGGGCACTTCCTTATTAATAACCTATACAAAACTTTAGACAGAAGTGGGGATGAGCTAGCGAATAAGCTGCGTGATACTGCAATGGCTATCGTGTCTACGAAAATGCATGCCGCAGGTGCCGACCCTGTAGCTGTTATGCGTAAAGCAGGAGCAGAACAGATTCAAAGCGGGCTTCGGGATCCTAAAGAGGTCAATCAGATCGCGGAGCTAATCCAGGGCAAAATGAAGGACATGCTCGATGAAAAAGCACGCAACGCTCCAGAAGGGAAACGCTATCTCGTAGAACCCGAAACCGGCAAAGCCCGCCTCGTCACCGATTACACGGCCGTAGATCCGAAAGAAACCGTTGCTTACGCTGACCTTTCGCCAGCGCAACAGAACCGTGTTGATGTAGCGGAGAAAAACACACAGCGGAAACTTGCTGGACGTAATCAAGCACGCACTGGCGCGTCCATGAACCCAGCGGACGCCCTTATCGAAGGCGGCAAAGCTGTCGGTAAGCTAAGCAAAGAGCTTTTAAATGTAACTCGTGGAGATACCAATCTGGCGTCGCGTACGTTGCGCTACGCTGAAGGCTTGGCCGGAGCAAGCGCCATTGATCGTTTAGCGCGGTCAAGCCACGAAGGCGTGCGTAAAGTCGCAGAACGTTTCAATGAAGCGTTCCACGTAGCGCAGAAAGTAAAAACGGAAACGCATGAAGCGGCCACCAAAGCACGTGCGTTGACGTCGATCGTCGACCCACGCAAAGAGTTTGCTCTTCGTAGACTCGACAAACCGAACTTTGAACCCGGACAAAACTGGGCGTCATCGGATCTGATGGACATGTACACCGGTGCTAAGCCGCGTGCTGCGATCTTGAAAGACGTGTTTGACGGCGTTGATCTAGCGAACAAGGCGACCTATGACATCGCGCAGAAGTCGGGCTTACCGACCGTTACTAGTGACAGTAAAAATGTTCTTGTTCGTCGACATACCCCGCAGGCGCAAACAGTATTCGATGGCAATAATCCGTCAGCTCTTGACACATGGGTTAAAGTGTTGTCGGAAAAGAACGGTATACCCGAAGAGGTAGTGCTCAAAGATTGGGGGCCAAGCGAAGTTGGCGAAGGCGCGCTCGTTGGTCGAGTCGGTATGGAACAAAGCCGTAAGTACCCATTCCAACCGGCGTATATCAAAGACGCTAAGGGTAAAGTCATCAAGATGATTGAGACGGACCCACATAGCTATGTGGAAGGGCTCTTTCAATCGACCGCAGACCGCATCGGTTTCCATTCGGCGTTTGAAGGTGCAAGTACGGGAAGTGATCTGGCGAAATCATTACCTGAATTAAAAGTAGGCGTCATAAACAAGGAGCAGATCGCAGCCGTTAATGATGCTGTGAACGCGTACCATAACGTGTCGTCGCATGGCCTTGATGCTAACGACAAGGGCACCGTTCGGTATTATAATGATGCCAAAAAGATCATCAGTAACCTGATGCTTACGGCAACCGCGTATCAAGATGCATTAGAGCATTTCAATCTCGTCGGCTCAGTGCCGGTACAGCACGTACTCTACGGCGTGGCGAACCGGGCCATGAATCCAGGGCGGGCCGTTCGTGAAGGGGGCCTTGAGAAGACTATTTACAACAAGACGGATTTGCGCCGTGGCGATGTAGCGGGTGTCAGCCCAGGTCAAACTATCGATAATGTAGCTAACGGGCTACGTCGTGGTTCTTTGCGTAACACCATGAATCGCAGCGTTCGCGGAGCCGCGTACGAATCTGCTCGGTCATGGATTACGAGCATGCGCAAAGACGGCATTAGCCTACTCGATGAGGGTTACGCAGCAAAACACCACCTTCCTGATTCGCTTATCGCATCGCTCAAAGACGGTAGCGCTACTGACGCGGACATACATGCGGCAGCAACTCGCGTTGCGGAAAACGTAGTTGGTGAAAGCCGTAACCGTGCGCAACAAGGCACACTATCTCGAAACGATAAGTTGCTGCTGCTAGGTCCGCTGTTCCGCCGTTACGCGGAGAACCGCATTCGTACAATTCTTCGTACCATGGAATCGGCACGCGGGATACTCAGCCGCGACGCTTCTACTGCCGCAAAGGCGCATGCGTTCAGTCGTATCGTTGGCGAAAGTGTAGCAGGGCTTGGCCTTGGCGCTGCGGCGACAACAGCAGCGACGGCAGCGCTATACTATGGCATGGATTCGCTGCGCATGATGTACGAAAGCGGCGATTACAAGATCCCCGTGCTTGTTCAGGTACTGGGGGGTGGCCCTATTGGAAACAGTATTCAAGAAACCGCACGGGCCGGTGATCTTACCGGAAAACGCATTTGGCAGATGCTCGTCGCGCCTTTCGGCTTAGCCTCCACAGCCGTCAGTGCAGGCGAGAAACCCGCCGATGCTGTTCCCGCTGTTAAGCGAATCAATCGCTTGATGAACGTTAAAGATATGACGGGGCCGTATGCTTACAACCTTTACAAGGAAAAGACGGCTAAGCTGTTTGGCAAAGTCTCAATCACTGGCGGAGAAGGACCGAGCTACCTATCGCAATCACGTGCTGATCTTCGCAAGGCATTGCTTGAGCAAGACTACAAGAAGGTTAATCGGATAACCGCCAAGGTACAAGAAGCCAATAGCGATGCGGAATACAATAAGTTTATTCGCAGTGCTATGTTACTCCATCAGTACCGCGATGAGAAAACAGGCGGGGCAAAGTTAATCAAGTTACGTCTCGCGCTCGGCCCCGCTGCTTTCAAACGTTTGCAAAAAGTCGATAATGACTTAGAGATGCGGCTATCGGAATAACTAAACGTGAGCGGCGATAGTTATGATCGTAGATAGGGGGCCTTTGTCGATGCGAAAAGCCCCCGATCGTACAAGTGAATCATTACTGAGCGCGCCTGCATCTTGCAGCGCATCATAAACCGCTGAAATCGCGTTGTCTAGGTCGGGTCTACAATTACCTGTCGGTGTTGTCCAGCGTACGTTGATCATTACTGGCTCGTTCCATTGATAAGGCGGAACAGTTTTCCGCCACATAATAACAAACTTCTTGCGCCATTCTTGGTAGCGCTTTGGCATGTAGGTGCCGCGTGCAGTTACACGCGGACGCGCTTTGGCGCATGGTTCAAGGCCGGGGAGAGTGACTATCATTATTACTCCGCTGGTTTTTTTGTTTCTCTACGGATGTTTGTGCAGGATCTACATACGAAATAGCCTAGGCTAAGATACTTTTGTATTCGCTTACTGGTTGTCCTATTTCTAATCGTAAAATCAATCGTCGCCCCACAGTATTTACACGTTGTGGTATCAGGAACTCCTTTTCGTATTCTTTCAGACGTAAAGTATTGCGTCACTTTTGCTATTCTCGCTACGTTTCCGCATATCATACTGCAATAGGCGACACCGCGCAACTTATAGTTATCTCTTTGCCGGTCTGATATCTCTATTAATTTTCCGCAAGTTCTGCAAGAAGTGGAAACGGGGTCAGTCTCCTTGCTGGATGCGCTGCACCCATAAGAACAAAAGATTCTTGTATCTGATATCGGCGTACCACACACCAAGCATAAATGCGGTGGACGCTCAGTGATAGTTTCGCGCGTTTCATCCATCTTTGCGATACCTTGTTGCAATAAAACCCGCACCGTTCAAAGGCAGACCTTCTGCCCATGCCGGTAACGTCAAAATGATTTTCTTGAACTCTTCAAAGCGTGTGTCATCCGGCATCTCTGCCACGATCTCGTCGTAGATCCTCAATATAACCGGAAACCCGGCTCCTTCGAGCCTGTTGCAAGCATCGCGAAGTAAACACCCGCTCGTTCCCTGGACGATATGGTTGACAAGGACTCCGCCATGAGTCGCCACTTCTCGCCACACTTTTCCCGGTCCATCTTCGCAGAAGTAGTGAAGCTGGTTTTTTGTTCCCCAGTCGGTAGTTCGTTCTTTGACTGATGCATATGGGTACGTTATCTTTCTGCCACTTGCTAAGCGGCATTGGAGGTGAACGCCATCAAAACGGTAGGCTGCCTTACCTACGCTGTACACGGTTTTAGGATTTGCAATCGCCTTCATTGCAGCGGACTCGGTGTTGTGCCAGAATGCTACATTTTCTCGGTGTGTCGCACGATACGAATCGATAATGAACGCGGCTTCTTCTTCGGTAAGAACCAATCCATAGACTTCACGAGCTTGCGTTTGTAAGGTCTTCCAACCCGTCCTGTAAGCGGCAGCAAGCTTACCTACTTTGCCAAGCTGTCGCTGCTCACCTTGTACCTCGCTAACATCAATGTTCCAAGCCTTAGCAGCAAAGACCTTGTACAAATCCGGCCCCGTGCCGCTATCATAAGCACGCCACGCTTCAAGTTCCCATTCCTGACCAGAATACCAAGCCAACACACGCGGTTCGATACTCGCGTAGTCACATTGGTAAAGCGCGCCCTTTATCGGTGCAATGCACCCACGTAGACACGCCACAACCGCACCGAGCGGATCGAACGGCACCTGCTCGTTACCTTTTTTCCCTAGGTGGTACTTCGATGTCTCAAAAAATGTTTCCCAATCGTCCGCAAGTGCCGACTCAATTAACTTTGGTACATCGAACTTCGCGCCACGCGGTAAATTCATCAAGTTGACGCCCGGACTCGTATCGCGGCCCGATTGTGCGCCATTGAAGCGATGCGCAAACCGCACACGCTTATCGCGGCCTAAGTAACTATTGAATTTGGGGAGCTTGGCTACGGCGGTACGGCCTAATGCTTGCCGTGCAATAAGCAATTCGCGTGTCTTCTCTGGCAGATCGCCGTGTGCCAACATCTCTTTGACATACGCCTTAGCTACGCTAGGTAGCTCCAGGTAGTTAGCGACTTTCTTGTGGTTATTTTTGAGTGCATAGCCGTCGAGCGCGTTGTCGGTACGTGCCGCTACCGCCGCACCGATTACGGATTGCCCCCGCTCGACCATCTTCTGTAAAGCCGCAATAAGCTTCGTATCGAACGGTACGCCACGTAAATTAGTCTTCCAAGTGGTGTTCCAAAATAATCGTTCGTCGGCAGTAAGCTCAGGTAAGGCAGCATCAATTGCCATCTCGGAAGCTACGTCTTGCTCGCAGTACCGCATAAACGCTGCGTAGTCCTCCGCGTGTTGCTCGGGTTCACGAAACGTGCCTTTCAGCTTCCCCGCCGTGGCTGGAATACTGAATAGCCGAATGAGCCGATCGCCCTCTTTGTCTTTTTGAATAGCTAGGTTAAGCGCAGCGCCGCACTTCTCCAATGATGCAGGCATCGAGAACGCGCACGCCTTAGCCATCGTGTCAAAGAATACGTCAGAAGATACTTTAAGTTTCCATACGTTAACAATCATTGCGTATTCAAACGCGACGTTCCATGCGCGGATCTCGTCTGCTACACAAAGGAGTGCTTCTACCTGCTCGCGTTGCTCGGGTATCCGGCAATTAAAACAGGTCGGTCTTCCGCCATCGATTGCCACCGCCGCCATCAATATCTCGGTTGAGGGGTGCTCACTGTATGCCCACCCACCAACGGATTTAAGTTCGGCAATGCTTCGGGTCTCAAAATCAAGACTTAACTTCATCAGAAAGGCACTTCTTCATTGGGTCTGTATCTGCCGCCTAGTGGGGCCGACTTCGTAACGGTAACGGCTTCTCGACTACGCTCAGCAGCAATAGGAACCGGAACAAGTTCTGATTCAGGGCGAACCGCCCACCCTTGTTTTGTCAAAACAGCTTCGCTAGCTAGATTATTCTTAATGACCTGCGCAGGAGAAAGCTGTTTTGTCTCCATCCACGTAGGATTAGTGAACCCTTCAACCCATTGCAGCGGCTTTGCTCTTCCTTTACCAAGCGCGTACCCCGGCAAACTATCGGATTTGGCTAGCTGTTCGGCGCAGTCAGAAACAGCATCAGCAAACTTTTTAATAGCGCTTACGTGGGGGAATAGCTTGGCGATGCTTTCTGGTGTGGCCGCTGCCGGATCTCGTTCAGTGATGAATTGGATAAAGTCGTCTAGTGTCATAGCGTTTCCCCGGTTAGTGTTGCTAAAGCAGCGCGCATATTTTCGCGATACCACTCTTTCCACTCTTCTGGGATTTCAGACCACTTTCTAGTGGCATGAAGATCCCACGCAGCAGCTGTTGCGCATTCCAGTTGGTCAGTGTTTATGTTCACGGTTGCTCCTCGTTATTGTTACTAAAATAGTGAACCACGCCCTTGTGGTTATCAATTCTCTTTACACGCTTAATAATTGCGCCGGAGGATACCAAATCATTAAGAATACCCTCACGCTTATGTGGCTCAATGTGGCGAAGCGTCAGGTTGATAAGTCGACCGTGACTAACACCATCGCCACCTTGTCGAGCTACGGCTTGAACTATCTTGTCGACCATGCCACCATGCGGTGTCGATGCTTTAGCGATAATGATCTTGCGCATGCACTCATTGCTGTAACGGACGACCTCTACCGCCCAATCGATGCTTTTAGTTGTGATGATCGGATCAATAGGGTTGGTTGACCATGCGTGAACCATGGCGAACTTATTTGCTTTTTCCATGGTACGTGCCAAAAGGGTTGCATAGATTCGATCGTCGTTCTTTATTGCCTGCATTTCTTTTTCTACGGCCATTCCGACGTTCTTATAATGCTCTTTGACTCCTTCTTCCATCTTCATCGGAACCGGCGCACGCGTCGGCCCGGCGCTGACGAGAACTATAGGAGTCGCGGCGCGTGCGGCTCTGATGCTCTCTATCATATCGGCGGGCGGGGGTATCTCTGTGTAGTCAAAACTCAAATCCGGTAAGTCTTCACCAAGGAAAGGAATGAACCGGCCAAGCAGTCCGCTTTCTGTCATCTTTTCATTATATACCCGTGCAAACGTAGCAGGCTGTGCAAACGTCAAGATACAGGGAAACGGATTCATAATCGGATCCGGCTTGATGCCCTTCAACTCAATCCCGTTATGCGGTCGGCACGAGGATAGCTCAAGCAAGTACTGTGTGATGCCGGTAATATAACCGGGGCAGTTCGGTTTGCCCATGTTTTCAAGCAAGATGCTAATCTCGTCGAGTGGCCAAACGATGGACTGCTTGGTGCCAATAGCTTGCAGCATGCCCGCATCAGAGCCAATCTTTGATGCCCCGAGCATGTCGCCTGCGCCGCATGCTTTATATACCGCTGCTACGCTGTGTAGCGGGGCGTCTTTGCCCGATCCCGATGAGGCTAGACCCAATCCGTAAATATTAGCATGCGCGCCCCGGAAAGTGACTTGACGGCCAATAAGTCCGCCGATGCCAACGCATGCGGCGAGCAACGCTAGCTCGGGTTGTGGACGTGGGGCACAGCTTACTACCCAATCAACCCATGCCGCAATCAACGGTGTTGGGCGCAAGCATTCTGAGGATAGTACGGGAAGGTCGGCTTGATTGGTCTTTGGACGCTCTTTAACTTCCACTTTACGATTAAAAAAAGCCTCAACTGCTAAGGCACGCTCATCGCCACGAGCTAAGCGCATACCCCAGGTTTCAGTTACTTCCTTCTCGGAAAAGCTCTTTGCGATGCTACGCAACTCGCTATCGCTGATAGTCTCAGGGTTCTCGCACTTGGAGTGGCGCACCCCTTGCAACGCAAGGAAAAGCCCTTCTTCGTCTAGGCCAAGATTGCGAAGCGATCCCGCTGCCGAACAGAGGAGCGCATGCCGTTGACCTTCAGGAAAAGTCTCTGTCTCGATCACGGTTGCTTTTGGTGGAATCGCTTTAGCCCACGCTTCCAGAAACCATGCTGGCGCTAGTGGCACCGCTTCGGGCATTCCAAGTTCGGTTATCCACAAGTACCCCATAGATGGCGGAACGTGTACGGATGCGTTACGCTTTACTTCAAGCGCTTTACCAATCCAAACACCGCCATTTAAAACGCAGCCCTCGGGAACGCGCATCCATACATGACGACCGCCATTAAAAGTCTTGGTCTGCGGATATCCAAACAATTCATCCTTATAAATTTCACGTAGCTCTGCCTCGCCGTCCTTTCCGTCTTTCATCTCGATATCAAGAACAACGTGTTGTGCGGGAACAATCGCCCAGTCGCATGCTGTATATCGCTTAGCCCATTCCTCTACTTGCAGAACTGAAGGCGTATTTTCAAGGTATCCTTTAACGATTGGTTGACGTGTAGTAGCGTGGCGATTTGTCCAAGGGACGAGATGCCACCCGGCGCTAGCCAGTTGTATTGGGGTCACTAGAGAAGCTCCGACTGATAACTTTAGGGTACTTGCTTCCGCCTTGAGCGGTCTGGTAGCGTATGCTGCGCGGCTTGGGAATGCAACCCAGGAACGGAACACAAGCGATAGCGGTGTCTAAACGAACCATCTTTTCTCCATCATGGCCAATAAGTGCATCACCGTCCATAGCGAGTGTGCGCCCAAAAAATGGTATAAACGGCGTTGAGCGCAACCACTTACGCCCCATTTGATACGCGTAAAAATGCGACTTGGGATCTAAGGAAACCCACTCGCTAACGGATGTTCTTCCTTGCTTGTAGGTTACGCACAGGCTCGGCGCTTTGGCGGGATCCTTGGGTGTGTGTACACGAACCCCCATGCTTTCAATCGGTAGCTCGATAATTTCACTCGTTGACAGCGGTGATTCATACGCGGCCACCGTATCGTGCTTAGCCACCGGGAGCGGCGGAAACTCAGCTCCGCAAGCCGGACACGTACGAACGCCAGCCGGTACGATTTCTTGGCACTGCGCACACGTTTTTGTAGGAGCAACACCCGGCTCATCGCCTTTCTTTTTCTTTTCTTTAATGCGTTCGTTAAGGGTATCAATTGGTCCGTGATGCGTGATGTTGCCAGCAAGGTCTAGAATCAGACAGTCCTGTTTTTCTGGTGCTTTACGAAGACCGCGACCAATCATTTGGTAGTACAGTCCGGCGCTCTTTGTTGGTCGCAACAGAACGATCATGTCCACGCCTGGGGCGTCGTAGCCGACCGTCAAAACATTCACGTTTATGAGGGCTTGCACTTCATGCGCTCGGTGCGCATCGATTAGTTTCTTGCGCTCGGGTTTGTCCATGTCGCCTTCAATGATGGGCGCAACGACTCCGCGAGTTTTTAATTCTTCATGTACTAAGGCCGCGTGTTTGAGTCCCGAAGTAAATAATAACCACGACTTGCGATTCGCTCCATATCGCAGGATTTCATCGCATGCGTGCTTGACCGTCTCCTCATCCGACATCACTGCTTCAAGCTCAGAAGCTACAAAGTCGCCTTGTCGAACATGTACACCTTTCAAATCAGGAGCGCCGCCATTCTTTGATGTCAGCTTAGACAAATAGCCGTCCTCAATGAGCTGTTTAACGCTGATGTCATAAACCATTTCATCAAACGGTTGTTCAGGGCCATAGACAAGCCCCGATCCAAGACGATACGGCGTAGCGGTAAACCCCGCAATTCGCATATCAGGGTTTACAATCTTTGCCTGCTTAATAAACGTGCGATACTGGCCGACACCTTTATCGGGGCAACGATCAGCTTCGTCAATTACCAACAACTTGATCGCTCCAAAGTCGCACGCTTTCTTGCTAATCGATTGAATCTGCGCAAACGTAACCGGCCCAATCTTCTTAACGCCAAGCGACGCCGAATATACCGCTGGTGCTAGCCCAGATACTTTACGATACGTCTCCGACAATTGGGACACCAGTTCTTGCGTATGGACAGCTACTACAATCTTTTGTTCGTGACCGAGCTGTTGGACTTGGTGAATAAAACTGGCGATCACAACCGACTTACCGGCTCCTGTTGGCAAGCATACCAGCGGCTTTTTTACACCGGCAATCAGTGAGTTTCGTAAAGAGGTAAGGGCTTCATCTTGGTAGGGCCTGAGAATCATTCCAGCGTTTCCATATTGCTTCAACCGTTGGTTTTAGTTTTGTTTCGTGGTGTATTTTAAACGGACCCCACACATCACCACTTTCAAATTCAACCCATTTGTAACGCGTATTATCATATATGCAAATATCGTAGTTATCATGCCTTATGGTCCCAAACACGCAAACTTTATAAGGCAAACCAGTTTCATACCGCACTACCTTGATTGGTGGATGATAGCTAAAACCTTTACTAGTCCACAATCCGCCCGCTAGCCCGATGCGAACTGTGGGGTACCGCCTTTGACGGTGCTCGCCTCGCTTTTTGTCGGGACGCACAAACGACTTTCGCATGTTGTGCCGACGACACGCAATGGCGCGAGCACGAATCTCTTTTTGCAAATACGGTTCAATGCGAATGTTTCCTGGGAGCTTACCCCAAACAATAAGCTCATTTAAATAGTGCGCAATCTTTTGAGTATGGCTCATTTTTGGCTTCCGTGGCAGCGCGGACAACGCTTTCGTCTGTGATGCATACTCTTGTGTGTCATAAACAGCGCGTTGCACTGTGTGCAGATCGCCCTCATTGTCGCGTATTTAATCATTTTTCCCTACAACATGAACGTTGAACTTGAACAAACCGATCTGCGTCTTGTACCTAAAGCGTAACTGCCACAAAGTAATACTCGTTTTTACAGATAGCACGAAAACAATCATCGCATTGGTGCGTCTTTACGGCTTTTCTTTGGCCTTGGAAAAGTGTTTTACTGTGGTAATTGCTTTGGTGCATTTTTCCATCCGCCATCGGTACAACCTTGCAATGTCCCGTGCGGCCCTTTATGCGGATCGTCAGAAAACCAACTCTGCCAGTACGGATGCTCTTTGGTTCCCGAATCGGGATGGCGAAAGCACTTACCGGCAGAAGGGCACGTCTTAGAACTACACATCGTTATATCAGCCATCTATTCCTCACTTGGTGTGGCATCTGCCGCTTTATCTTTTGCACTAACCTTAACACGCGTCGCCCCTTACGCGGACGACTTACGGATACGCAAAATTCAACCGTAGCCGTAGCCGTCGCCGTTGCCGTAGCCGTAGCCGTTGCCGTTGCCGTCGCCGTCGCCGTAGCCGTTGCCATTGCCGTAGCCGTAGCCGTTGCCGTAGCCGTCGCCGTTGCCGTAGCCGTCGCCATAGCCGTCGCCGTTGCCGTAGCCGTCGCCGTAGCCGTAGCCGTAGCCGTAGCCGTCGCCGTCGCCGTCGCCGTAGCCGTAGCCGTCGCCGTAGCCGTAGCCGTCGCCGTAGCCGTCGCCGTAGCCGTAGCCGTAGCCGGTAGCCAACAGCAACAAGTTACCAACCACTGGTAACTCCAATTTCAGCAATAGGCGTACACCGTACAGTCCCATAAGGATCGGCCACGGTTCCCGATTTGGGGCCGGTAGAAAGCTCCCCAAGGCCCTTCGTGGTGCCCCACTTGCGGATGTTCATGGCGTTCGTGATGGTCACAGTGCCATCCGAATTAGTAACGCAGTTGCCCACAAAGATCCACCCGCGGTCAGCAATGATGATTCGCTTATCCCCAATAGGTGGGCTAGCGATAGCTAAGGAGTCTTTGCGAATGTACTCAACGCCGTTGAGAGTTAATGTAGTGTGGTTAATTTCAGTCATTTTGTTTATTTCTGGTTAGTTTGAATAAGTGGGGTGCCCTCCCACAGCAGATCATCGACCGCGTAACGGTTCAAGTCACCTCTTAGCGCAAGTTAGAGCAGTGCGCTAGTGCCATACCCTGTACGAATCTGTTACCAAACTCGCACCATAACTGTGTCAGATGGCCGACACACCGTCACATCTATAAGGTAGACGTAACCAACGGACCTTGATCACCCCTCACACGCTCACACCAAAAGAGATGGGCTATTGCAGGGAAGGGCGTTCAAAGACTTAGCACATCGGCTTCTTAACTGGTTTCTTAACCGGCTTCGATGCTGGCTTAGCGGCAGCTTTCTTCATGATTCCTCCTTTCTTAGTAAGGGTTACCACGCAGCCTTAGGCGCTGCGACGGGACGAGTAGAGGGCTTAGCGGGAGCAGCTTCGGTAGTTTGCTCGCCGTCTTTTGGCAACGCAAGTAGCACTTCGTTTTGCAACGCGCCGGTGTCTTTACGTGCTTTAACGGATACTTTGGTCTTCAACGTTTTACCTTCCAAGCAGTCCGTCGTACCGTCAAACTTGACTTTTGCCAAGATGATCAACGCATCTAGTTGCTTCTTTGCAATCGACACCACGTCAGGATTGTTATGCGTCATCAGCAAATTGGTAAAAATCTTACGGTCAGCATACTCGCCAGAATTAACAGCAAACACTAGGGAGAGCATCTCATCGTTAGCCTTCGTGCGTTTCAATTCCGCCTTGTCGAGTACAAGATCGTAGATGCCTTCTGGAATAGGCGTATAATCGCCGCCCGTATTGGCGTTATCAGCGTTAGGGGTGAAGTCAGAGAAACTCATTTGGTTTTGCCTTTCTTGGCGGGATTAGTGTACATTAGTTATCTTTCCAGGCTGCCATAAAATCGGCAAACCCTGTTTCTTTGTTAAATGGGATTGGTTCGGTAATGTTATAGCGGTTCTTAGCTACGTGGGTTGCGGCAGGATACCAGTGCTGAACGATATTGCGCCCGCCTTTAGCGAGTTTACGTTTGCCGTCGTCGTCGCCTGAGGCGCGTACATCGTAACGAAAATACCCCCAAGCATCGCACTCCGCAACTAAGTAATCTGGTACGGATTTTTGTCCGTCCTTGGACTCCCACAGCTTTGGGCACGCCTTAATGTAATCATCGGTTTCTGCTGCGCTGACCGTACGGTCAACACTGTGGCAGATAAGGATTGAGCCAATGCCACGCTTGTCTCGTAAAGCGTGCAGTGCATCAACCAACAGCGGCCAGTACGATTGCAATGCCTCGATGTAGGCCTTGCCATATCCGCCGCGTGCGGTTTCCATGGTGGCGTCTTTCTTGACGTCGGTTGAACAAATAAACTTATGGATTAGGTGCTCTAGCTTATCCGCGCTATCGATCACGATCGTACGAAACGCGTGCTCTTCATTAACTAACTCGCCTAACGCGTTGACAACTTCATTCCAGCTACGCAGCACCGGCCCGCGAACAGTATCTAGCTGATTCGTACCCTCTTCAAGTTGAAGGAAGATAGGCGCAGGCGCTTGGCTGGCAAACGTTGATTTGCCGGTACCAGGATCGCCCATTACGCCAATGATTGGCGGCTTGCGAATGACCCCGCGTGTTACTTGTGAAAGAAAACTCATTTAATATCCTTATAATAGTGGTATTCAGGAAGTAGTGCCGCAGACAAGATCCTACACTCCAGCATGGTGGCATCCGCGTCTCCCGTTTCCGCCCACCTGCGTAGTCTCTCAACGCGAACCCCTGTAGCTGAAGATAGCGTCTGTAAGCTAACTGTCGCATACTTAATTCGTTTGCTCAATGGTATCATGCTCGCTTTCAAATGGGTGCTGCCACGCTTCACACGCAGCAAGTTGATTGGTTAATTCTTCTAGCTCCTCATTATTTGTATACGCCTCTTCGGCTAGTAGCCGTTTTAGTGTGTCACACCGTTCAATGTTGATCTGTTTACTCAGCATCATCGTTTTTGCCCAGCGCTGTATAGTTATGGTTGGGACGAGGCGGCTTTGGCGTAGGGCATCGAGCATAACACGCGGCATATCCAGCCAGATCAACCACGCTGTCGTGATGCCCCGGTTGATTGGCAAGTCGTGCCAGTTTAAGTAGCGCCATCATAGCGGCAACGTCTTGTGCGGTAAAGTTAATGCCCTTAAACGTAGACCAGAACTCAGCAATACGTGTGAAGTTGTCTTCGACTTTACCGTATGAATCTGCGCGTGCTCCGGTTACTATTTTCTTAGCTTCGTCCAACAGATCCGCCGCCGGGTTTCTTGTTTCGCTCATTTCGTTTCTTCTCCTTTAGCTTGGCGGAATTCTCAGCCGCTTTCATGTTGTGGTACAGACAGCGCACCCGATTAGGTAACGCTTTTTGAGCACAGTCGTAGCAGATGCCGTTTTGTTTTTTCTTTAAGTAATCCACCGAACGGCTACAATACTCTTTCCGTTGAAACTTACGTGCTTCTACCATCGTGGACCAGGGCGTCATGCCCATCAACAATTGGGGGTTTTCTGCAATAGTTTCTTTTGCTAGCTTTGGCCACAAGGGGTTACCTTTGGCCATATCCGCGAAGATGGCAAAGGCTCCTCGTTTCGTAAGCGGCCTAGTCATTAGCGGCCTTTAATTGTCCGTCAACGTAATCTCGACTCGATAGCCTACGCACCGGCTTATCGGCACACTGGGCAAGTATCTTTTCCGCTTTCTCGCGTTCTTGTTCGGTTACGGTATCGTAGTCACGAATGACGTTGACTTTGTGTTTTAACATTGCTTCGTAGAGCATTACTCGATGTCCTTTGCAGCATAAATTGTGTATACTAAACGAACCCCGTAGCCGGTTAGTTCTTCTTTTTCTACTTTTACAAAGCCTTCTTTAATAAGGTATTCGCCTATTTCTCTTGCCGCACTTCTTTGTGCGCCTTCCATTTGCATCTTCATAATAGCATGACTATCCCTGTGATATAGGGTAGGTATGGAGACCGTATAAATAAGCTTTTCAATACCTTTTTTGAGTGTTTCAAATTTTTTCTTAGCCCCCATAAGCGGATGAAACTCAAATACTTCGTCAAATATCGATTTTTCAAAGTGTTTTATGTACTTAGTCATGTGGATTCTCCTTGTTTAATAAACCACTCAATCTCCTCAATGAAAATCGTCAGCGACGAACTGATCACCGGATCCTGCGACCTCACCTCGATCCGCTTTTGCTGGAGGTAAGCGGAGAGTTGGGCGAATGCTTGTCCTGACGCAGATACCCCAGCCTCATAGCCGTACACTGCCGATGCCGTAACGTTTCGTTTATTCCATGCGGCAATGGCTCCGGTTTCATTTTTATCGTATCGCGATATTGCTGCCTCGCATCTCGTACAAGTAACGGTGTGATGCGCGTATTTGTACTCACGTCCAATGGCCCTATAGTTTGCCCGACATCCACAAAACGGACACGGTAGAAGGTCGCTCATTAATTTAGCCCCTGTTCTTTCAAGTATTGTGTAGTTTCCTCCGGGTCATGGCGAACACACCCGCCATCAAAATCATCCATGGGCGTGGTACAGATAGGACATGGGGCAATTTGCGCAGTCGAACAACCGGATGCACCGGACCGCGTGCTATCCTGTTTCGGCTTACCCTCGTCTGGCGGATACACCTCTTTAAAACATGCCTTGCAATACGTGCAACCAATTAAGCAAACACCCCGATGCGCCTCAAGTATGTCAACGATAGCATCAGCCGCTCTTTCACTTCCGGATTCATAGCCTGCATGATGCTCGTTATGGCTTCTTCCGGAGTTTTGGTTACGCAGCTTTTCAACGAGTTTCAATAGGCCTGATTCAAGACTCATTCCCCGCCCCTTCGCGGCCCAGTACAGATCCCGGCAACGCAGCGAGCAGAAGATCGCCATTCCGGGCAGGGCACGGGTCACGCAGGGCTTGCGGCATTGGGAGCAGGGGGTGCCGCTCATGAATTTGCATCCCGTACAAATTTCACGGAACGACGAATCTCCACGGCACGAAGGATCGCCTGGGCGAATTCCTCGGCATCGTCCACCTCCAAGCCGATTGGCTGTCGTTCGCCTGGGCACTCGCCCCATGACAACTCAATCGGGGTGTCTAGTTCCTCGTCATAGTTTGGATCGGTGTCCACCTTCACGAAGTAGCGAAGCCTCCCCCAGTCGGTGCCTAATTTTAGCCGTGGGGTGACTTCAATAAGCATGTGGTCCGGGTATTCTTTCATACTGCCCCCACGACATCAAACACGCCCTCGGCATCGCGCATGCGTTGCTCGTGGTCAATTGGCTGGCGGTGGCCAACCGGCGCGCACAGGCCCAGCCACTCGCGCACGATGACCGAAGCAGGGCGCGGCAACATCCCGAGAGCGACCAGCCGCGAGAGACGACCGCGAGTGGCAATCGCATCGCTCCACGGACGTGGCCGACGACGAGCCTTGTCGGCGTCCATCCAGTCACCGGCGATCATCCGCAGCTCGTCGCCCTTGGCCAACTGAGCGTTCGCCTCATGCCGGGTAATTTGCTGCCCATCGACCAATCGGCGGAGGCACTTGATCTGGTGCTCTCGGCCAAGCCCCACGATTGGTCGTAGGAGGTCGATGGCCTCGGTTGAGAGCGCTTCTAGTTCTTCTCTTTCAAATTGTTGGAGTTTCATTTGCTGTCTCTTTCTAAATAATGTGATCTACAATACCCGACAGCCTCATCCAAAGATTTTGCAGTTAATCTCAAAAGCCACTGAGCTGGGCCACCTTCGAGTAAAATCTTCTCCCGTACGCAAAAATCACCGGCGTCATTCTCGACAATAGTCACCGAGAGGCCATCCCCCTTGGTGAAAAACTTAAATCGACAGTGCTCACGCATGAAAGTTGTTTCTGTATTCATGACTCCACCACCCCACACGGACGCCAGACGTTGTCGTATTGTTCGTGCGGCCAGCACCATTCGCCTCCGTAAAAAAGCTGTAGTACAGTCTCTCTCGATGGTTCATTGATTATTACCCATTTACCTCCATGGTCATTTGCCTTTAATCTATATAATGCACCCAGCGGCACCTCCTCCGGCTCCCATGGGCGGATCTTGGGCTCGGGCTTGATGCGGTAGTCGTATGGATTGGAAGCGATATGAGACCAATCTGATATTACGACACACATATCGACCCAAACTCCGCCTATTTCATCGTAATCTAAACTTTGAAGCCGCTTGCCGGCTGCAACTGCACGCTGTAAAGCCAACAGGTGTTCGGTGGCGGCGATGTGTTCGTCGATTGTCATTTGGTTTCCTCTTTTTTATTTATTTCAGGCAGACATAGCGGCAATATGTAAAAATGTGTATTAGGAATTTCAGGCCAGTTAATAAATTGAATTCCGGAAATAAATTCTTGACCTTTAGAATTACAATATTTCGGATGAAAAAATAAAACTTGCTGGCATTTAACTTCGGGCCAGTAAATTTTACTATACTGTTCGATTGGAAGCCAAGCCCCAAAAGTAGGGTTCTCTATCATGACTTACCATCATCTTTCGCCCGCAAAACCCCATCCACATAATCCCCAGGCAGAATCTTGCGGAATTTTTTTAATAGCCAAAGCTTCATTTGTGAATCCTATCGGTAAGGTTATGCATACGGTGAATGTAGCTTGAGCATGCTTTTAGAGAGTTTTGCCGCTTAATGCGATACTCAAACTCTCGCTTTTTGCGACCATCAACGGCGTGCATAAACGAAAGCTCGGCAAACCCCGCTGCGTGTTTAGCGTGTCGTTGCGCTTCTTGATAGGCGTATTGGATAGCGGCGCGTAGAATGAGGGTACGAGAGCAGGTCATTTGTCGTTTTCCGCATCGACGAGGATCAACGCCAACGTCAGAGCGAGGGTACGGGTTGTCTTGTATTTCTGGTCACCTTTGGCGATGTATTTCGCCAGCTCTTCCGGTGTTCCCGAGAAACATCCGCAACGAAGATGGATTCCCTTATCGGTCTTGATCGCCATGAGCTGCCGTCCGCATTGGCCGTGGCCGGTAAAAGCAATCTGCGCGGTGCTGATGACCTTCGCACCGTCCAGGTACGCACCGTCCAGGCGCGCACCGGACAGGCGCGCACCGGACAGGTTCGCACCGTCCAGGTACGCACCGTCCAGGTACGCACCGTCCAGGTACGCACCGTCCAGGCGCGCACCGGACAGGCGCGCACCGGACAGGTTCGCACCGTCCAGGTACGCACCGTCCAGGTACGCACCGGACAGGTTCGCACCGTCCAGGTACGCACCGTCCAGGCGCGCACCGGACAGGTTCGCACCGGACAGGTTCGCACCGTCCAGGCGCGCACCGTACGCAACTGCCCGCTCTACCGTCTGCCTGAGCGATTCACCGGGA